CTGTAGACAAAATAAAGAATACATAGAGATGAAAGAACAGGAGGAAGACGATTGGTAGAATTGTTACAATTGATGGAAGCGGGATTAGCGTTTACGGCAGTGACCATCACGGTTGCCGCTGCTCCTGTTGCAATTATAACTGGTACACCTTTACCAGATATCAGTCCTATGGTAGAATCCGTGGTAAATAAAGAAGTACAAACAGAAAAAACTCATGACCCAAACACCCTATGATGACGGATCTCATGATCCAGTTACAGGTGCATATATTAAACCCGAAGATAGGGTATCACCAGTAGCAGCTGCACAAACAGCAACAATTCCAGACCCATATACAATAACAGAAGAGGAACCTACCGTATCTGTAGGTACATCCGCTAACGAGTATAATCCAGATTTGGATCCACGAATACATCCAGAATTATTGAATACTGGAGCAGGATCTACTGCAGCAGTATATACAACTACTGGAGTTACTACCGTTAATATAGATCCAAACACATATGCAGATTCCAACGTTATTATAACTGAAGATCACGATACTTTGTATAATACAGGTACAGCAGGCACAGCATACGACGATCCAATGTATTACGCAGGAGCGGTAGATTATTCCGTAGATAATATGATACCATCAGCACCTACATTAGGAGATCACGATCACTCTGAACTTAAAGAGACATTAGATCGTATTCTTGACCAACATATTCATTTGCTTCATCATCAGCATGAAACAATGCAGAAGTTGGAAGAAGTCAGTCAGAAGGTAGATCATTTACTAGAACATATGCATCAACCAATGACAGGAACTCTCCAAATCGATTGCCCTCAAAAGGTTGGCGCTGGCTACACGGTATAAATTCCTAATTAAATTATGTAAATTTTAAAGCGATTTGTCATCACTTCAACATAAATAATGATAGAATTAAGGCAAACAAGATGATCTAAAGCTTTATCTTCATCATGTTTAGTTGTTTAAAAGGAGAAGATCAGTATGAAGAACCTCATGTCACATAATCAAATGGCAGAATGGGTACATCACGAAACGAATCTTGAATTCAATCAAGACGACTTAATAGACGAATACTTCGACTGTTTAATTGATTGTGATGACAATGCGAACCAATGTAGACAAGTATGTAGCCAAATTTTAAAGTAAATTTTCAAACCAAATGTTTAAATAACCTCCCCAAAAGGGAGGTTTTCCATTTAGATGAGTATTATCATTTACCAAGACCATATAGAGTTTTTGGAAGCCGAGAATGTTCGGTTGAAAGAGGAGATCTTATTATTGCAAACTCTATTAGATTATAAAACTATGGGTATTCCCTTGACAGATGAGGGGGAACCAGATATACTAGAGCCGTAATTTCTGAAATCATGCCTTACCTATTAATTCCTGCCGCATTGGCAGTCTATTCTGCATGGGTTATAATTAAGTATGACCCCAATTCTCGTTTTAACCTATGACAGAAGATGAAAGAGCTCAGATGTTCCTAGATGAAACGTTGGAACAAGCTGGACTCCCACCCGCTAAGATTAAACCTTCTTTTGGTGGATGTTATAATTACAAAAAACTTAAGAAAGAAGGTCTAGTTGATGAAAAGTCAGAGTCCTCTGATGAAACAGACGCTTATGACAAGATACCCTCTAGATATTGAGGGTTTCACCTATATAATAGACTATGACACCAGATAGACACGATATTCCAATCGTAGGAGACTTCTATACTAAAAAGGAAGTTGATAAGATGGTTGCTGATGCTTTGGCAGAAGCAAGAGCGATTGATGAAAAGTCAATGGCAGAGCATAACTTCAAGGCTACTATTATTAGTATGATTCTTGGGTTTATATGTTTAGCCTTATTTCTTGATGGACTATTAAGAATACTTGGTATCATTCCACCATTTATGGATTTGGATGTTAATGTTATAGATGATATTATAGAGACGGTGGAGAATGATATGATGCCCGTTATTCAGGATACAGCACAAAAAGCAGGACGGTATATACCGAGAATTTGAGATGAATGACTTCGCATTTTTGCTTTATTTCGTACTGTTTGCAGCAGTATCGGGAGCAACGTTTGCATTTATGTGGAAAGTCATGAGTTCTACATTGGAATCGGTAAATAAACCACCTCCACCAAAAAGAGATCTTCTTCATCCAGAAATGAGGGATATCAAGTCTGGAGAACAATTATTAGTTTTCAGACCTGAACCAGATGAGGATGAAGATGATGAAGATGACCTTATTATTGTAAGAAAATGACTATTAGTCCACAAAGAGCGCAACAATTGATAGAACTCAAGGAATTACTTGAGGATACTGTTGAGTATTACTGTGATGAACACATGGTATCAGGTGAAACTGCTTGGACTATGGTTGCATCACTAGCAGATGCTAAACTTAACGTGGAGTTTCCTGATGATTGATACTTCATGGTCATCAATAAGGATATTTCTTATTCTTGTGATGGCTGTGGTATGGTTTTATCTTTTAAATGTTGAACTTAGAAGTGGAGATGATGACTAATGTGGTACGTTCTTTTCTGGACATCCTTAACAATGGCGATTCTAGTATTGGCAGGAGTATTTAAAAAGAAATGACTTTTCTAATAGCAATAATGTCTTTCGCAAATTTTCTATTTTACCCATTGGTAATAGGAACTATTGTTGCGGTTATTATTGAACAGATCTTTAGAGCAAGGGGCAATGAAGACAACCCCGAAGATGTACGAAGAGTTTTTATTTCTATGGGGATAAGAAAATATCTCTATAGACAAGCATGGATTTTTAATGTAATATGGTTTATAGCGTACTTTATACTAATGTTTACTGTCGGAAGACAACAACCACAGGCAATGCCTGATATGATATGGCAGGGTTAGAAAAGGGTAGTTACATAGACACTCAGGGGATGGGTGCTCCTTTATCTGAAGAAGAGAGGAAGAACCTTCCCAAGCAGGAATATAAACCTGCTATAGTTAAACCTCGTAGGTTATTTACTGAGACTTATGCTAAGGAGATGAAGATCCTTATCAATGAAGTCTTAGATGAACGTGAATATAAGAAGAAAATGTCAGGGCCGTATGATGTTGGTGGGTATGAATTGCCTCCATCATATTTTGATACGGAACACTTCAAACACTATGTTGGAGAGGAAGAACCTCCCTATAAAGACTGGAGCCAATGATTGCTCAAGTTGTTGATGATTTGTATGATATATCGTTTCTAACAGAGTGGGAATCACTTATGTTGGATCATATACCTGTTTACACCACTAATGTGGCAAATCCAACATCTTTTCCTAATCGTAGAGAGGGTAGTCATAGGTTACTTGGAGTTGATATTTTTGCTAGAAAGGGTCTCAATAGAGTAGATGTTCTACATCCCAAAGCGTCAAAATTCTTTGATGCCTTTGAGATTTTAGAAGAACAGATATTCAGAGATCCTATCTTTTTGCATAGAATAGATGTTAATCTTCAATTCCAGTATCAAGAGGGAACTCAACATACTGATGGGGTATCCCATACAGATTATACTATTATGGTTATGAATAATACCAAATGGAAATCTGAGTGGGGTGGACAATTTCAAATGTTAAGTGGTGATGGTAATGTAATAGAGGAACATGAATATATACCAGGCAGAGTGATCGTTTTTCCTGGCGATGTACCCCATAGGGGTCTTGCACCTGTCGTTCCTTATGTCTATAGGTTTACTACAGCCTTTAGAGTTGTAATGGAACAGGATAAGGTACTTTCTTACATAAGAACTTATGACAAAAATTAAGAGAATAGGAGAAAGATGTTTAAGACTTACTTCTGAGGAAGTGGTATTTGATAAGAAAGAGATACATAAACTGTTCACGGATATGTGTGAGGCCATGTATGAAGAAGATGGTATAGGTCTTGCAGCACCTCAGATAGGTATTAACAAACGAGTTATAATTGTAGATGAGACCACAGAAGAACATGGTAGATATACACATTTGATGGTAAATCCTAAAATCACTTGGAGAAGTGAAGAAGAGGTACTATTTGATGAGGGATGCCTAAGTGTGCCAGATAAAAATGGAGAGGTGTCACGACCTAAAGAAATTAAAGTAACCTTCCAGAATAAGGATGGTAAATACAAGAAGTGGAAGCTTGATGGATTGGCTGCGAGAGTAGTACAACATGAAGTGGATCATTTAGATGGTATACTATTTGTCGATTACCTAAAAGAGAACGATGTTTAACTTTAAAAAGATCAAAGAGAAAAGAATGGAACGATATGAGAAGTATCGTGAAAAGTGGAGAGAAGAAATAAAGTCTATTGTTAGAGAAGCAATGGATGAATGGACATCAGATTGCGAATACCTAACTAAAGCAACAGATGATAACAAACGTTATTATTGTTCTAAGGCTGGTTGTGAAGGAGTAAAGTTCACAAAAGAGAGGAAACAGGAACTTAATAATAGTGGAATGAAGTGGAATAATGAATATGACTTTAAACCAGCTGGACAAAACGACAACAATGCAGTAGAATAGTCAGGTAACCTTAAAATCATGAATTTCTCAAAACAGATCAAAGAGGGTACTAAAGCTTCTCATACCATGGCTGAGAATACGGGATTCGTTAAGAATTTCCTTGCAGGTATGGTTAATGAGGAGAGTTATAGGGGTTTGATTGCTAATTTTTACTTTGTGTATAGAGCACTAGAGGAAGAAGTTAGTAAAAATAAGGATAATCCTGTACTTGCTCCTATAGCATTTGATGAACTAAAACGATGTCCATCCTTAGCAAAGGATTGTGAATATTTCTATGGTTCCAACTGGAGACAACTTATATCTCCAACAGAAGGATGCCAGAAGTATATTAATCGTATTAGGGAAGTTGATCCTGAACTATTAGTGGGACATCACTATACACGTTACCTTGGTGACTTGTCTGGTGGCCAGATCCTTAAAAATATTGCACAGAAGGCTCTTAATCTTAAAGATGGGGGTCTTGCTTTTTATGAATTTGAGGATATACCTGATGGAAAGGAGTTCAAAACCAAGTACCGTACTGCTTTGGACAATTTACCTATTGATGATGCTAAATCTAATGCTATTATCGATGAGGCCAATTACGCCTTTAAGTTAAACATGGAAATGTTTGAAGAGATTGAAGGTGATAGTCTTAAGGGATTTATTAATCTCCTCTGGGGATTTATTAAATCTAAAATTAATAATTGGGAAAGGGGTAAATGACTTGGTTTTTAATTATTCTGAGCAACTTATTTTTATATGCTGCTCTAAGGATACATCTTGTTAGGAAGTTTAGGACTAGTTACTCGATTTATCTTAAAGATCCAGACGGTAACAGACAAACTCTTTCTCATACAATTACATATCTCTTAGAACAAAGTGATGTACAGGACAAAAAGATCATGTATCTTGCTCAAGAGATGGAAAAACAATGGTTAAACCTAGAACAAATAGCACTTGTTACTGGTGCCGAGAAATATTGTACTGAGAAACCTTCACCTAAAAAGTTATGAAAGATCAAGCATCTGTAGATTCAAAAGAATCTAAAGCAGAAAAACATGATAGAGCGTTGTCTCTATTCCTCGAATCACTTTATAAACCAGATAATGAACTCAGATCTTGTGCTCATAATCAAAAGTGTTATAATGAATTGATGGAAGTCAGACAAACTGTGATAGATTATGTGACGAAAGATTTAAGGATTAGGGGTTTTCATAATCAAGGCCCTCTAAAATGAGTCTTTTAGAAAAACAACTCTTAATGGTTAAAAAATTAAGAGAATCTATGCCTTTTGAAGAGAGAGCGTATTTCTACTTATCTCCGATGTTAAATACTAAGGTTCACAGAAAAACGGAGAAGTTACAGGGTGCAGGACGAGTTACAGAGAAAAGACCTTAGAAAAACGGCTAAGAGATTAATCAAACAGGCAAAAAAGAATCCCCAATTTTGGACGGATTCTGATGTAAGATACGCTAAAATGATCAAACGACAAAACAAAAAACAAAAAAATGAAGATCTTTCTTGATACTGCTGATTTTGACCTGATTAACGAACGTGTTAAGACGGGTCTTATTGATGGCGTTACTACAAATCCAACACTTATATTGAAAAGTGGTGGAGACCCAATAGAGACGATTAAGAAGATTTCTGGAGAGTTCCCTTATTTTGAGTCTATTTCTGCAGAAGTAGTTGCAGATAATTGTCCTGATATGATGGAACAAGCACAAGCATTTAAAGATCTTAAGAATGTTACTATTAAAGTGCCATTAACTCCAGAAGGTTTGAAAGCTTGTAAATTACTAACATCAGATGGATTTACTGTTAATGTAACGTTGTGTTTCTCAGTCGCACAGGCAGTTCTTGCTGCAAAGGCTGATGCCACTTACATTTCTCCATTTGTAGGTAGAGTTGATGATAACTCTTTTGATGGTGTGGGATTAGTTAAGGATATTTCCGCACTATATAAAGAACACTTGACTAGAACACAGGTTCTTGCAGCATCACTTAGAAATGTTGCTGACGTTGCCAAGTGTTTTGCAGTGGGAGCAGAAGTGGTAACTATGCCTCCTGCAATTTTTGATAAGATGTATAATCACATCTTAACTGATAAGGGACTTGAGTTGTTCCAAAACGATTGGAATTCAATTAACAAATAGTATTATGGCATTATCCCAACAAGTAGAAGATGGTTTGAGAGCTGCAGAAAGGGAACTGCGTGAGACTCTTGCCTTCGCAGCTAAAGCAGAAAAACCCTATATTGTTAGAGAAATTGGAGGTATGATTTCACATATCGATAATTTAATTTCTACTGACAGTATGTTTGAAAGAATGGACAAAGTAATCGAAAAGTTGGAAAAAGACCGAGATGATTGATTGGAGATATAGTGATGAACGTATGAAAATACGTCAAGAATCTTTTTTAGCACTTAAACATTACAATGATTTAGATCATGTCAGGTTCCTGTATGAATTTTGCCAAATCTGGGTATCGCAGGGTAAAAAAGACACCAGAGGAATTGAAGACAGCTTTCTTAGATACTGCGAGAACGCGAAAAGTCCGTGAAAATTCAATAGTAAGAGTACCCGATGGCGATGGCCAGTACACTGAAGGTCGGGTTCTTTTTATAGGCGATGAAGATCCTTCTCGTAGTCTAGATGATAGAAAACACGAAGTTTATCTTACAGTATGCTTTAACGAAGAATCCCTATCAGCCCTGTTAGTTTTTAAACATCAGTGGCCTTCATTAGAAGTAATTAAGTATTAGAGTTATGTTCACAATTTACGGAAAAGATGAGTGCCCGATGTGTTTTAAGATGAAAACGGTACTTGAATTATTGGGTAAGGAGTATGAATACTTAGAATTAGAGAAAGACTATACAGAAGAAGAATTTGAGGAGAAGTTTCCAGATGTTTTATCTTTGCCACAAGTGGTATTAGACGGAAAACATCTTGGAGATGCAAATCAAACCCTAAAATATTTAAAAGAACATAGAGTAATTTAACCATGTTACCTCCAGACATAGACATAAATAAGGGCGTTGAACTACTACTCAGAGGAGAGAATTTAAAACCACAACCACAAAAAAAGAATCTACTCGATTTAAGATTTACTCTATTCAATAAAGAATTTAGTTTATCTTTTGATATAAAAGACAAAACCAGTAATTAGCCTTGGGAGGTAAACCAATGGAAGCTTCAGTTCTTGTTATCATGTCCATGTTATGCGTGACATTTTTGTTAATTGGTGGTATAATTGGCTGGTTAGCCCAACAAAATAATTATCTCGGATTACAACAACAAACGGTGTATACACATCCAGAAATGTTTGACGAGAATGGGAACGTACTTCCCGACGAAATAGTAGCCTTGAGGTTTGAAAATGACAACAGCGAAGAAGACGACGAGGAGTAAATCTACGTCAACAACTAGGAAACCTAGGACTCGCAAATCTACATCAACTAAAAAAACAACTACGCCAAGGACGGTGACAGTTAAGAAAAAAGAACTGCCACCAAATCCTTTGGTGAATGAACTTTTAGAAGCAGTTGATTCTGAAAGAGTAAAAGCTAATAAGGTTTCTCTCTTACAGAAACATGGAGAAGATTCATTTAAGATGCTTATGATTTGGAATTTTGATGAATCAGTGGTTTCTATGCTCCCAGAGGGCAATGTTCCCTATCAACCTGTAGAAGGAGATGTTCAGGCATCTAAAGATCAGGGAGTTCCATCAAGAACCACAATTCGGAATGCTGCGAATCAGTTTTACCGTTTTGTAAAGGGTGGAGATGACCAACTTAATAAGATAAAGAGAGAAAGTATTTTTATTAATCTCCTTGAAACTTTACCACAACCAGAAGCTGAGATTCTTGTTCTTGTTAAGGATAAGGCCTTATCAACAAAATATGGTATTACCAAAGAATTGGTATCATCAGCATGGCCAGACATCACATGGGGGAACCGCAGTTGAAAATCATTCACGAAGATTGTGATCCTAAACTTGCTGAAAATAGAAAACTTCCTTATACTGCATATCTTGTGGAGTATATTAAGGAAGTAGAGACTGAAGGTAAGAAGGAACAGAAGACTTGTTATGACATTACTCTATGTCAGAAACAGGTAGAGATGTTTGATCATTACTATGATACCTATAAAAAGGGTTTAAAAGGATGGAAACAGACTCAAGGCACCATCTCACCTAAGTTATGGAATGAGAGTATGATCAATCCGAAGAAAGAAACTAAACCTAAAAAACCACAGAAGAAGAAAAATGGATGAAGTGAGACAGGAAAATCCTACCAATACAGGTAAGGTAGAGA